CGTCATTAATAGCTGCAGCTAGTTCATTAAGAGTATCAAGGGCACCAGGTGCACCACCAATAAGATTTGTAATCTGAGTGTCAACATAACATTTATTGGCTGCATCCCCATCAGCAGTTGGATCTGCAACAGAAGTAATCTTAGCAGAGCCTAGATCAATACCTGCTGTACCTGTCATGTTAATATCACAGAAAGTAGAAGTACCTACTGAAATTACATTACCAATTAAATCACCAGTTACATTGCCTGTAACATTCCCTGTAACAGCACCAGTGATATCCCCAACAAAACAAGTATTAGCTGTGATGGTTGTCCCAGTTACAGCAGCAGGTGTGGTAGCACCAACTACACCATCAAAGTTCCCTGTGTGACAACCTGCAGCATTACCTGTTACATTACCTGTAACTGCACCTGTAACATCACCAGTGATATTACCTACAAAGCAAGTGTTAGCTGTGACTGTTGTACCTGTTACAGCACCTGCTGTAGTACCACCAATAGTAGCACCATCAATGGTACCCCCATTGATATCGACTGTAGCAAAAGTACCCTGTCCTGTCGTGCTAAGTGTAGTAAAGCTACCAGCAGCAGCAGTGGTGGCACCAATAACAGTATTGTCAATATTACCTGCATTAATGTCTACAGTGGCTAAAGTTGAAGTTCCTGTACTACAAAAGTCTGTACCACAGATGGTATCTGAAAATGTAGTAACACCTGTAATACCTAATGTTCCACCAAAAGTACTGTTACCTGTGACTGTGGAGGTTCCTGCAACAGTAGCATTTCCAGCAAGGAATAAGTTTTTAAATCTGTTTGTAGAAGTTACACCAAGATCAACATCATTGTCAGTGACAGGAACAATGGCTCCATCTTGAACTCGTATTTGTTCAACTGGACTTGCAGAAACTTCTGTAAAGAAACTAACTCTGTTATTTGTGGTATCAACACAAACATAGTTGTTCTTATCTGAGTCAGCAATCAGGGGAACAAATGCACCCTCAGTTGTAGATCCATCATGAGTGTGTCCTCCTGAGCAACAGAAAGCATCTCTAAGACAATTAAATTCTTTGTTTATAGGTGCTGCTTTAATTACCTCATTAGGTATAATATCAGCATCACTCTGTCTGCAATAACCTGCCATTTATAGTCTATCCCCCACTCCAAACGTCACAACAATACCTTGAATACTGTGTGAAGCATTAGTGTCATTTGTCACATATTTTAAAGCCACTGACTTTCCTGATCCTGAAATATTGGTTCTTTTAACTGGGGCAGGATTGCCATCAAAAACAGCAGTACTGTTGTACAAAGCTTCATTATAATAAGCTGCTGCATTTTCAGTTACTAAATTAAAGTTAGTAGGACTTAAGGTATCAAAGTCTTCATAATCAAATAAAACAGAAAGGATAATACTATTGTCCCCTTCTGACCTTAAATAAGTAGCTACAGTGTGTATAATCTTACGTTGCTCTGGATCTTGCATATGCAGAAAAGGTGTTTGAAAAACACTAAAAATGTCTTCTCCACCAAAGCTATTACCTGATTCTTGTCTGTGAACTCTACCAGAGCTATCACCATGAATCACATATTCATATTGACCTAAATATCCACTAGCTGCACAAGTAGCCTGAATACCCAGAAGTTGTCCAAACTCTAAAGAAATACCACCTGATTGGTTTTCTCTAAAACCTGCTATAATACCAGTACTATCTGCTCCTGAAAAGAATAGTCTTAACTGAGATTTCTGGTGGATAACTACACTAGATAATCCATTTAGATCAATGTCAAAGATAACGTCTGTAAAGATAGACTGAATATTCTTTGAAAGGGATTCAAGGTTTACGTCACCAATTTTGTTTGTACCTGAAACTGGTCTTATACCATCCTGAGATAAGAAAAGGATATCCCCTCCAATCTCTACAACACTGTCTGTTGCAAGACATCCAAGGTCATCTGTAACTTCACTTAAAGCAAAGTCAGATATATTGTTACCTTGTAGTCTTTTAATGTTTGTTGTTCCAAAGATATATAATTGGTCTCTAAATGGTTTAATAGCTACAATAGGAAAACCTACATTAATAACTCCACCACCATCTGCAGGTGCCCACTTTGTTTCATCATCAGGAGCACTAAAGTATAGGTTATGATCTTCGTTAGGATCTCCTGCTAAAAAGATGTGCTTCTTAAATACTGCAGAATACTTAGGATCATCAGGAGCTTCTGTAGCAGTAATCTGTGTGTACGTTGTACCATCGTAGGTAGCAGCAGGATTTACACCATCTGTAAGAAGAACTTTAGGGCTACCAAAATTAAACCTGGTAAAACGTACTTTTTCTACACCTGTCATTGTAGGTGAACCAGAAGTAGTTACTGCAACCCAAGCCTCTGTAGTATCGTCCCAATAATGTAGGTAGTTATTACCACTAGAAGGTGCACGAGCAGCTAGAATACCATCATTAATTCCATTTGCTACTGCTACACCAAGAACAGATCCTGTGCCTGTAACAGTACCGTAGTCATTGCTAAAACCACTAATACGTCTGTAACCACCTGTAACAGCAGGTTCGTAGTTGACTAGCTTAACAGCAGAACCAGGTTGCCTTTCACCCTGAGATAAAACATCTCTGTTAGTGTTAAGACCCCCTTCAGCAAATATTTTAAATGAACCTAGATTGTCTGTCATTAGAGAACTCTACCTAGTACTTGGTTAGAAGAGTTTATTCTTTCTACTACAGTTGATCTAATACGTAAGGGTTCGTCAACGAGTATTCTTCTCATTGATTTAATACCATCTTGGAATACACCTTGGTGTACTGCAGCACTCTGCTCATTAGATCTGAATCTCATCATGTACATCATAGCACCGTCAATAATTACGTGCTTAAACCTGTCTGGTATTGCTGTTGTATCATTATATGATGAAAGATCTGAGGGGAAGGACCAGTACACATACTCAATTTGGTATGAATTATCTGGGATAGGAGTTACACCAAACTTCTCTTCATTTGTTTGATAGACAAGAGTAGGAGCAGAAATACCTGTTTGATCACCTGTATCATCAAAGTGTCTATACCTTTGAATATATTCATCATACGTGATAGCAGGTAAAGACATAGGTGTGTTATCAACAGATGTCAACTTCTTAAGATAAAAAGTTTGCCAGTCTGCTCTAGAATAATCTGCAGGGAAATCATACTGCCTTGTACCTGCAGTTAGTGTTTGGGTATAAGTAGATTTTAAGAAAGGCCATTCTTGGCCTGTCTGTAAGATATTTCTAATGGAGTTATTCACTGCTTGTTTAGCTAGTGCTTGTACGTTACGTACAGTTGTAAAGCCATCACCAGCAGTATCTAGTGTAACTTCATTCAACCTAGTAAGTAATTCATTAACTAGTGTAACGTAAGTAGCCATTACAAAAATCCTTCAGATAGCCTAAAGGGGCCAGTTGCCCAGCCCCTAAAGTTAAATCAGTTATGCAAGATAGTCACGATCAACTTCGTCTGCACCTTTGGTTGCTTCATTCACATCAACAACGATTGCCCATACACGAGCAGTCACTGTTGCTGCTGGAGCAGCACCTGCAGTACCTGTTACGTCAATGGTGTCTTCTGAAGCAATGATACCCTGTGTTTGAGTACCGAATGCAAAGTCACCTGCAGAACCACTGTCAACTGCTGTAGCAGCCATAAATGTAGTTGTGCCATCAGTAACTGTAACATCGTAGTCTGCTGAGTCCATTGCATCAATCAACTCAACACCTGCTGCTAGTACAAGAGTACCTGCTGCAACAGTTGGACCTGCTACTGTACCAGTTGAAGTTGGTAGTTCAACTGTCTTTTCAACCATGACTGCTTTTGAAAGCAAAGAAGTAGATTTAGCCATAAGTTAACCCTCCTCTTATGCCAAGTTGTATTTAGCAGTTACAAGACCTTCTGGACGAAGAATCTTTCTGCCATATAGGTGCATACCACGAACAATGTCAGCAAAGCTGTCAGGGTCACGATATGTTTCAGTCTTGTTGATCTGCTCTGCAGTTGCTACAGCAGAATCATGACCAGCTACGATAACACCGTAATCAGTGTTTTGGTTTGCTGTACCTGTGGTTCCTGCACCACCACCTACTGAAGGTAGATTTGATGAAGAGTAGATACGGAAACCGTGGAAGTTGTTCAAGACAAGACCGTTACGTAGACCACCTGATTCACCGAAATCGGCGTTAAATAGGCGGCTGTCTTCGTCACGAAGCACTTCCATAAATACCGGGTCAACTACAAGCCATCTACCATCTTTATCAACTTGTTGTTGATCAAGTAGACGAGCCATACGAGCAACAACCATTGCAGGTGAAGCATATGCTGTTGGTAGTTGTGTTGCCCCTGGTAGACGTGCAGCAACTGGGATTGAGTGATCGCCAGCAGAAGCTGTTGTAATGTTACCAAATGAATCTTTACGAAGCTTCATTGATGTCAACAGTTCGTCAGAACCTGCAGTTGAAACAGCTTTAGTACCGTTAACAGTTGTGTTAACAGTGTCTGCTGCTGAATGTAGTGCAGACTGTGCATAGCCTGATAGGTAACCAAGAACTTCTTGGTCATGTTGATCAGCTAGACGATAAGCTGCACGATCCGTAGCCAATTGCATAAAATTGACGTGGCTGTGAGCTTCTTCGATATCGTCGATCTTGAAGGCGAAGTAGTTGCTCTTGTCTACGACTAGAGAAAAGTCTTCATCATCAAGGTCTTGTGCTGTGATCTGTGTGCCCCTTGCATAGGACGACACCGAAATCTCAGGCTCCTTGATAATTCTGACCGTATCCCCTTGGGCACTGATCTCCCCAAAATAATCAGAGTTAGTAATATCACCAACTACTGTTTTCTTCCTAAAGGCAAGCTGTACCTTTTTGGAATAGATGACGCTGGAGAAATTACCGTTTGGTAAATTTCCATAGCCACTTGCTGTACTAAAAGCCATGATTAATCCTCCATGATATTTGGCTTATGAATAAAGCTTAAACACCTTGAAAGGGGCTGACGTTCCAGGGTAACACTTACGTGGGCCTGTAATAGATCAGGTAGTTCTTTACATAGTTTAGACTTTTAAAGGGAAAAGTATCGTGTAGAGGTAGTCCCTAAGGGAGGCTCTACTTATAGATACACGTAGTTATATGTAACACTTTGAAAGTGTCAACCTTTTATCTGGCACCGCCAGACACATCGTAAACGAATCTACCAGACCTCATAGCCTCGTTGATTTCGTCTTGACGTTTCTCAAACTCCTTGTCTGACATCTTAGCTACATCAGATTCTTTAATCTGACCTGATGTACCTTTGGCATCAATAGAAGTACGAGATCCTTTTGTAACAGATGAAGCTGCA